CGTACATTATTTAATACTATAGATTTTTTTTGACTATAATATTCTACTATTTTATTATTTTCTATTCGTGCCCACATATTTTATTCCTATTTTGCTGTTGCATATTTAAATGGATTATGTGCCATTGCTAAATATACTATTCCATCTGAATTAGTTGAGTTTGCGTTTGAATTTGAGGTGCGAATTTTTACCCCATTACTTAAAAAATCTACGTGCCTGTTTGAATTATCTACTATGGCAGAATTATCATGCATAGATAATGTTTTTGATATAGGATTAATTGGTCCATTTAGTGAATCCCAAACTAATGGATCATCTCCTGAAGAAACATGTTTAATAACAAAAAGTGCAGGTTTAAATCCTAGATAAATAAATGTACCATCTGCATCACCATTTCCAACGTATTTTCCTGATTTAATATATCCTTCACAATCTGCCCAACAATAAGCAAGATAAGTTCTACCACTATGATTTACTTCATTGTTATCTCCTAAATATACAAGGCTACTTGAAGGAGTTGTATCTTGCCATACCACAGCATCTTGAAATGCAGTATTAGTAGCTAGATTTCCATATAATTCATTACCAGCACCTTTTGCATAAGTAGCCCAACTATTAGAAGCATTACGTTGTTTAACTACAACAAATGTTGGAACAGCACTTAATCCATGTCCTATAGTACCAGTTCCACCTGCACCACTATAAGTAGATATACTAAAATGTCCACTTGGATCTACTTGCTGTGTTACACTTACTGAACCTGTAGAATTAGTAGATGTTGTTCCACCATTTAATCTCCAGTTCCACATTTGTTGTGTATGACTACCAGAATTTAACCAAGTACCACCTGTTATAGTAATATCTGAACCACTTTGAGCTTTAAAATTGTATTGTGGAAAAGTAGCTTCAGCATCATCAAGATCTAAACTCATATATAAATTATTAGAACTAGCTCCAAAAAATCCTCTAGTTGTATCTAAAGCATACCAGTTCTGACCTTGAACTGTTGATCTAGCCCAAGATGAATCTATTTGAAAACTTGTATCTATAGTTCTTTCTGAACCATTACCTGTGTATTGTAACATACCAAATAATTTTTGTGGAAAATTGTCATCAGTAGAAGCAGGATCAACTTCATCTACTACT